GGTTGATATGCCTGAAGCTCAACAGATAGCTGAGTATCTTATGTTACAGAAACGTGTAGCACAGGTACAAAGCTGGGTAGATGCCATTGAGATTGATGGTAGAGTGAGAGGTTATGTCAATCCTATTGGTGCTGTTACTGGTCGTATGACTCATAGCAAACCTAACATGGCACAGGTTCCTGCTTCCTACTCACCTTATGGTACTGAATGTAGACAGCTATGGACTGTACCCAGTGGGTATAAGTTAGTAGGTATGGATGCTAGTGGCCTTGAGCTGAGGATGCTCGCCCACTATATGAATGACTATGACTACACTGAGGAAGTTATTAGTGGTGACATTCACACTGCCAATCAGAAGTCAGCTGGTCTAACTACACGTGACCAAGCTAAGACTTTCATCTATGCTTTCCTTTATGGAGCTGGTGATGAGAAGATTGGTACCATTGTAGGTGGTGGTAGGAAGGTTGGTAAGACTGTTAAGAAACAATTTCTTGATAACACACCTGCACTTAAATCTCTTAGGGAACGAGTGACACTAGCTTCCAAGAGAGGATACTTGATTGGTCTGGATGGTAGAAGGATATGGGTTAGAAGTGAGCACTCTGCTCTCAACACCCTACTCCAAGGGGCCGGTGCAATTATTATGAAAAAGGCTTTAGTATTGCTTGATAACTATGCTATACTAAAGGGTATAGATTACAAAATTATAGGGAACATACATGATGAAATACAATCTGAGGTACATGAAAAAGATGCTAAGGTTTTCGGTGAGATTGCTGTCAGGGCGATTAAGGAAGCTGGCGAAGAGTTTAATTTAAACTGTCCATTGGATGGTCAATATAAGGTAGGTGAAACGTGGCAACAAACACACTAAACACATCAGAAACAAACCCAAGCCATTATAAAAAGGGTAAGATTGAGGTCATAGATTTTATACTTGACCAGAAGATGGACTACCTAACTGCAAGCGTACAGAAATACTTGTCACGCTGGAGGTTTAAGGATGGGATATGTGATTTGAGAAAGGCTCGTTGGTTTTTGGATAAACTAATAGAGCAACAGTTAGAATTTAATAATGAATCTTTTGATGATGAGAACATGGCTGCATTAGCTATGGATAAACAGAATGGAGTTGAATATGATGAAAGAGGGAGGGAGTTGTTATGAGTAAGGTAGATAATTTAATTCGGGATATATATAATTTAGCTGAAACAAAGAGTCACCCTGCAAGGGTACCAGCTGAACAAATCTTTCAGGACTTTGGTTCCAATATGGAAACCATAATGAGAGAGTGGCTTTATCCTAAAGACTACAGTGGTGGTACTCTAAGGATGTCTAACATAGGACAGCCCGATAGAAAGCTGTGGTATAAACATAGAAGGAAAGAGTTCAAAGGTGAAAGACTTAGAGCCAACACTCTAATTAAGTTTCTTTATGGTAACTTGATTGAGGAAATGATACTAGCTTTGGTTAAGTTATCAGGACATGATGTTACTGATGAGCAGAAGCGAGTAGAGCTTGAAGGTATCAAAGGTTCTATGGACTGTAAGATTGATGGCATGTTGTGTGATGTGAAGTCAACCTCAACCTATGGCTTTAAAAAGTTCAAAGAGAATCGTCTGCAATATGATGACCCCTTTGGATACATAGACCAGCTAAGTGGATATGGTCAGGCTGAAGGTGCTGATGAAGCCATGTTCCTAGCTATGGATAAACAGAATGGTCATCTTACAACAACAAAGATAGACCTGATAGACAAGGATGTTGTTAAAAGAATCAGACATGTTAAGGAAATGATAGAGAATGATACAATTCCTGAACCATGTTATGACATAGTTGCTGATGGTAAATCAGGCAACATGAAGTTACCTATAGGATGTTCTTACTGTGAGTTTAAGAAACATTGTTACCCTAACATGAGAGTCTTTGCTTATTCAACTGGCCCAAGATTCTTAGCTGTAGTTAATAAAGAACCTAACGTAATGGAGATTAAAAATTATGAGTAAAGAATATAAATTAGTTGTATCAGATAATCGTAGATTTGAAGATGTTGTTAACAGAGCATTGGAACAGGGGTGGGAATTGTTTGGAAATCCTTTTGTTGATAGTTCTCGTTTCTTACAATCAATGACTAGAGATAGAAAAGTAGAGCCAAAGAAGAAGGCAGTAAAATGATGTTGCCCTCATATAGGGGGATGGTAGATAGAGATGGTATTTATTCCATTCGAGAAGTGTATCATGATTCAGAAGGAACCATGACCAGCTTTTCTATAGACCCTGCAATGGCTGAAGCTAACAATGAAGCAGAGCTAATAAGTATTTTAGCTTTGATGATTGAAAGCTTACAACAACCATTCCTAATTGAAGGTGATTTCATACCTGAGAAAGGGAATGGCGAACTTGAATTTTCTTTTATCCGTGATGAAAAATCCAAATACCATTAAGTATAGAAACAACTTTGAATCAGATGTTGGTGATGAGCTGGTTGGTTGGAGCTATGAGCCTTACCATATACCTTACATTACAAAACGAAAGTACATACCTGATTTTACTAAGGGAAATATCTTAGTAGAATGTAAAGGATTCTTTAGAGCTGGTGATACACAGAAGTACAAAGCTATAAGAGATTCCCTACACTCTCAGGAACTTGTCTTTGTTTTTACAAACAGTAATAAGAAGGTAAGGAAGGGTTCCAAGATTACAATGGGTGGTTGGTGTGATAAGGAAGGGTTCAAGTGGTTCACAAAGGAAACACTACAGGAGTTAAAGAGTTATGGCCCTACTGTTAAATGAACTAAAGGAAAAAATATCTAGGGAGTTTGATGTATGCCTGCTTTGTGATTTCTTAGGGGTAGAGCCTGAGGAATTGGTAGATAGATTTGAGGACAAGTTAATAGATAACCTAGATAAGTTTAAAGGAATAGAGGATGAATAAGACACATCCAATCAAGAACAAACTAAAGTATGCACTACGCTATGATAGACTGTGGCATACTAAAGTAGTACCTAACAAAAAGAAAGAACAAAAGAAAAGAGGAGCACGAATTGAACACATTACCAAATGATTATCAAAACTTTATTGCATTAAGTAGGTACGCAAGGTGGCTACCTGAGAAAAACAGAAGGGAAACGTGGAAGGAAACTGTTGCTCGTTACTTTGACTTCATGGAGGGGCACCTTAAAGAGAATACTGACCAAGAGTTAGAGCCTAAGACTAGGAAGATATTGGAAGATGCAGTGGTTAACTTAGAGGTTATGCCTAGCATGAGAGCCTTGATGACAGCAGGACCAGCCTTAGCTAAGAATAATATAGCAGGTTATAACTGTGCCTATCTAAGTGTGGACCATTGGAAAGCTTTTGATGAGTGTTTATTTATTCTGATGCACGGAACTGGTGTAGGCTTTAGTGTTGAAAGACAATTCGTTAACAAACTACCAGATGTTCCAGAGGAATTAGTAGACGTTGAGGATACTATTGTTGTACAGGATTCTAAGGAAGGATGGCAGTCTGCGTTCCGTAAACTAATTACTTACTTGTATGATGGTGAGATGCCCAACTGGGATTTCTCTAAGGTAAGGCCTAAAGGTTCAAGATTAAAAACATTTGGTGGTAGAGCTAGTGGACCAGAGCCACTGATAGATTTGTTTTCTTTTTCCACTAACATATTTAAGGAAGCTGTTGGTCGTAAGCTAACTAGCTATGAGTGTCACCGCATGATGTGTAAGATTGCAGAGGTAGTTGTAGTGGGTGGTGTTAGAAGAAGTGCCCTAATCTCTTTATCCAATTTAACTGATGAACGTATGCGTAGTGCCAAGAGTGGCAAGTGGTGGGCGGATACACCTGAGATGGCACTGAGTAATAACTCTGTATGCTATACGGAGAAACCTGACATGGGTATCTTCATGAAGGAATGGCTATCACTCTATGAGTCTAAGTCAGGTGAGCGTGGCATCTTCAATAGACAAGCCGCTATCAAACAAGTAGAGTCTATAGGTAGACGTGATAGTGAACATGACTTTGGATGTAACCCTTGCTCAGAAATTATTTTAAGGGATGGACAGTTCTGTAACCTCACCGAAGTAGTGGTGAGAGCTGAGGATAAGCAGAAGGATATACTCCGTAAGGTTAGGTTAGCTACCATACTTGGTACGTTCCAAGCATCACTAACTAATATCAAACGCTTACGCCCTAAGTGGGTACACAATACAGAGGAGGAAGCACTGCTTGGTGTTAGCCTTACAGGTATTATGGATAACTCATTTATGAATGGTAGTATTAATGGGAGAGGAGTGTCTGAATGGAACAGTAATCAAAAGAGCTTGCCTGATTTTCTTATTTACTTGAAGAAGGAAACAGTTAAGACAAATAAAGAATGGTCAGAGTTACTGGGCATTAGTCAATCAACTGCCACTACTGCTATTAAACCTAGTGGTACAGTCAGTCAGCTAGTTAACAGTGCTAGTGGTATACACACTAGACACAATGACTATTACATTAGAAGAGTGAGAGCAGATAAGAAAGACCCTATAGCCCAACTAATGGAGGACCAAGGCATACCCTGTGAGAATGATGTCATGAAACCTAACAGTGTTAAAGTATTTTCATTCCCTATGAAGTCACCAGATGGTGCTGTTCTTAGGAATGATAGGTCTGCTATTCAACAGCTAGAGCTATGGCTTATGTATCAGAGATACTATTGTGAACACAAGCCTAGTGTTACTGTCAGTGTAAGGGAACATGAATGGATGGATGTAGGTGCATGGGTATATGAACACTTTGATGAAGTTAGTGGTGTTAGTTTCCTACCACACTCTGACCACTCATACCAACAAGCACCTTACGAGGACTGTACTAAGGAAGTATATGAAGCATTGGAACAAGCAATGCCTGAAGCAGTGGATTGGGATTTAATTAGTGAGTATGAACTAACGGACCAAACTGTAGGTACTAAGACATTAGCCTGTACTGGCAATATTTGTGAAATAGTAGACCTAACTGAAGAAGAAAAAGAGGTAGAGTAATAGCAATTTTATGGTATAATAGAGGAACGAGAATGAGATTTATAAAACAGTATGTATTTATCTTTGCAGTATGTATATTATTTGTTATGTTATTAACAGGGTGTGATACTTTTAAGAATAAGATGAATGAAATGAATAGGTTAAACTGCCAACCACCTGATGTATCTTTGTGTGCAGGGTGGCAGATTTGAAAGTAAACCTAATAAAAAAATTGTGGAAGGAAAGGGTGGAGATACCTGTTCTGCTAAAGAAAGTAGACAAAACTCTGAGGGAAGTAGATGTTAAACTTAAAAGGAGTAAATATGTTAAGTAAAATAATGGGCATCGCTGATGCCAGTATAAGTGTAGGTATTAAACTGATTAGTTTGGCAATCGTTTTACAGATTGTCTTTGGTCATAGCGTACCTTTCTTGGGTGGCAATGTCATTGGTACAATCATTAGTATAATTGGTGAGCTTGGTTCTGCCGGACTTGTTGGTTTAATTGCCGCAGTAGTTATATGGCGTTTGTTAGATGATGACATCCGTAAGGAGTTGTCTGAATGAATTATCAAGAACTAACAGACAAAGTATTGAAGAATAAATCACTAACAATCTTCTTAGGTATTGTCGTAGTGGCATTACTATTCGGATGGATTGGTGGCTGATGTACCAATTAAAAACTCTTGGGGTCTTGTTCTCATGGACAGGACTTCCAAGTTACAATGGAACTTAAATGACACTAACAAGCAAAGCCTCAAAAGTAATGATAGACCACCTTGAACACAGAGGTTCAGGATTAGGGATTCGTGTGGGAGTGAGAACTGCTGGGTGTTCCGGATATGAATATACTATGGAATATGTAGATTCATTAAATAATGATGATACTGTATTCAAAGATAGAGGAGTAAAGATTATTGTTGATTCTAAAAGTCTACCGTACTTGTCAGGTACAGAATTAGACTATCAAAGGAAGGGTATTAATGAGGGGTTTGAATTTTACAATCCTCAAGTTAAGGCGGCATGCGGATGTGGAGAGTCCGTAACATTTAATTAAGGAGTAGATTATGGCATATAGTAAGCAAGTTCTGGACCACTATGAGAACCCACGTAACGTAGGTGTTCTTGATAAGGATGCTACCAACGTAGGAACTGGAATGGTAGGAGCCCCTGCTTGCGGTGATGTCATGAGATTACAAATAAAGATTAATGATGATGGTGTTATTGAGGATGCTAGATTTAAAACCTATGGCTGTGGTTCTGCTATAGCTTCATCATCATTACTCACTGAATGGGTAAAGGGTAAGACATTGGATGAAGCTTCTAATATAAAGAACACTGATATTGTAGAGGAGTTAGAGTTACCTCCAGTTAAGATTCATTGCTCAGTATTAGCTGAAGATGCAATCAAGTCAGCTATAAAAGATTTAAGAAGTAAGCGTGATTTACCCCTACCCTAGGTATGGGTGACATAGAGAAGTCCTCGAGAATCGAAGATTTGGAGCTCTGATTTAACACAAAAGGAATATATATGCCATTAAATGACAGTAAGGACATAAAAGAACTAAAGAAGTTTGATATAGATTTATCCTTTGGCAAGCAATGGGAACAGTATATTGATGAGATGTTCTCAGG